CTGACTCGCCAGGTTCAGCAGATTGGTCAACCGAGTCACGAACACGGGCATCAAACTGTCGACCGAAATCATTTGACTTCGTATCAATCATGTACGGTCTGCCGTTAATAGCGACAGGGTAAATGTAGGGAACTACCTGTGTAGAACCTGTACCCGTAAAGAATGACGGCCCACCACGGTATGCGGTAGAGAAATCTATAAGCGTTGCCACCGCTACGCCCTAATAGTCAACGGGTATTGTCTCGCAAGTTTCGCTGCTTCAGCGATGATACGGTCACGACGCAAACGCAGGATGTTACTGAACGAGTCACGCATAGCCCCAGGTGGAACCTCATCAGAACGACGAGTATCACCCTGCGACTCGATGAAGTTACGTTTCACTTCACGGGTTGACAACATACGGGACATCACACCCATCTCCAAAATATCTTCCATTGTCACGGGAAGATTGGCAACCGACTGCAAACTGTCGCTAACAGCAGACACGCGAGCAAAAGGGGCTTTGTAGCGGACACGCAAAGTGCCAGCCATTACTGACTCATCAAACACCAAAGCAAACCCTGAAGCAAAATCAGATGTAGGCAAATCACGTTGCAAACGAACCTTACGGATCACCGGATAATCAGTAGCAAGATAACGCAAACGAACATCAAGCAAATCAATTATTGATGTAGCACCAGCCAAGTTGATCTGACGGTCAGCACCGTTATAGTCCACATCTGTTGACACAACACGGAACAGGCCGTTCAACGGGCTAGACAAATCATCAAGGTCTTGGTTCAACGCTTCCAACATTTGTGACTTAGGGAAACGAGGATTCAACACCACGATCGCACCAGCAGAATGTGACGCTGCGGTAGTCCCACCATAGCCACGTTCAACGGTCACTGTCTTGTTACCACTTGTTGCTTCCCAAACATAAATCAGTTCAGAGTCAACCTCAAAAATTGTGCCAGCGCGAAGCCCCGCCAAGTCATAGGACATGACGAAAGAAGTGTCGTCAGAGTCAACAGATGACGCTAACTTGTTTCGTTCCTCAACAGTTCCCGAAAGAAGTTGGCGTGACACCCGATCAAGGAGCGCACCAGCAGTAGACATTTACTTCTTTTTCTTAGCCTTCTTCATAGGCTTGCCCATCTTCTTTTTGGCTTTCTTGGCATCAGCAACACCCTTAGCGGTGTAAGGGAACTCCATCTTTCCGACCTTTGGCATAGTACAACCTTTCGCTAGTTAGGCAATCAGATTACCACGCCTCCGCCCCAAGCCACCTCGCACTTACCGCAACCACAACTTCCTTCTAAATATAAAGCAGCAAATCTGAGCAATTCAGGGTTGTCTTTGAAATGTCCTAGTCCTAAATTACAGTTTGAACAGAGCCCCCCACGGACCGCTCCAGTCTTATGATCGTGGTCTACAACCAATTTTGCGGATACCCCACAAATCAAACACTCCGATAATTGTCGAGCGAGTTTTGCGCGAACCTTGTCTTTAATCCCATCTGCAAACCTGTTTTGTCTCCGATAGTCCGCCGCACATGACCTGCACCAGCTGTCCAAACCACTTGTTTTATGTTTGTTTAATCTAAAAAACTCTGCCGTATATGGCTTTTCCACCTTGCACTTTGAACAGGCTTTTAACAGTCCCACTTACGACGAGCCTTCCTCAGACGACTATTAGGGTCTTTCGCGGCATCTGGAAATTTCTTCATCTGACCAGCAGACCGCGCACAAAACGATTTACGTCGAGCAGCCGCTTTCGGTGACTTCTTAGCCTGTGAAGCAGAAACAGGTGGCTTCAAATTCATGCCCTGCTTCTTCGCTGACGCACGACCTTTAGCGTTCAAACCACCCGCAGGGTTCTTGCCCTCTTTGCGTTGCCAAGCAGGAGTTTTAGCCACGCTTCTTCTTCTTTGCTGCCTTCATGTTGTCAATCAGGTTAGGGTAAGGACGACCAGCTTTCGCTGCCGACGCTTTAGCCGAAGCCTTCTGCTTAGGAGACAACTTCTTAGATTTCTTCTTAGGGTTCGGTCGATCCCAAACAGGCTTACTCAAATTGTTCATACCAATACTCCAGAATCTCTTAACACGTCACGCACATTCAACACTACACGGTGCTTCATCCCAGGCATAAGGTCTACCCGATGCCGACCAATGTCTGCCTGCACCCTGCGTTTCACCTCAATTTCAAAGGTTGGTTCCAACGGCTTCCATTTGTTTGCCACCAGTTTCCCGCTTGGCTTCACCACCTGTAACAGTTGATCTGCTGCCGTGTTCCAGTTGAACGCTGACACTTCACCCGCATACATTTCTGCTTGTTCCCTGTACCTTTCACGGTTGTCATAGATGTCTTGGATCGCACTTAATATCGCACTAAATTCAGGTTCATCCCACTCACCAACATTTTGCCATGACCCGATATTCGTGGGAACTAGACGGGTTGGGATGCGATGGGTGGCAAGATCAGAGAACTCTCGATGCCCGTGAGCGTCAGAAAGAATCGTGGGTACGCCAACAGAGATTGCTTGTAACGGCATCAGCCCGAACCCTTCACCACGGGACACCGAAATGAAACAGTCCATAGACCTAACCAGATCGGCTTCATCCTCAACAGTCATCCAATCCCCATGCACCACAACATTCGGATAATCCAACTTGTCCGGTGCAGACAGATATGGGGGAACGATCTTGATGTGCAGTTCAGCGTCAGGAAGATTCATTTCCAGAAACGCTTTCAACACCACATCCAAGCCTTTGCGATACCACTCTGACCCGCCACACAAAATCTTGAACTTCTTGTTCTTTGGCCGTTCCTTCGGACACCAAACCTCACGATCAACCGCTAAAGGTATTACACGCACGTTGTCATGAAACTGTGAGAACAACTCCCAATTATGCAAAGACGGAACGATGATCGTGTCAAACAAATCTAGATAGTCGGAGAACTCTCCTGGCAACTGGTTCGTTTCCCACATCGTCAACAATGCAGCCTTCTGCCCCACATACCAGCCTTTAACCATGTTCGGTTTTAGAGCGAACACCACCCGCTCAGCATCATCACGGAACTCAACTTTGCCAGCCAACCCTTGCTGTAAACCTTGAACCATTTTCCCGTAACCAACATGAGGCAGGTTCACCCCAACAAGGCTCAGGTATTTGGAAGTATCCCCGATTCGACTTGCCATTTTTCTTCTGCTCGTTTCTCGACTTGTGCTGAGCCATCAATGTTCTTAGGTTGAACACCGTTACGGCGTAAACGCTGATATGCGTCCAAGTCTCTGTCTAGCACACGATCCTTCTGATTGATTGTCGCAACCCTAGCTTTACCACCCCGTGAAGGCATCGCGTCAGCACCGATACCAACATGAGAAATCTTGCAACCAAAGCAACCCTCAACATCTAAACCTGGGTGCGTTTCTTGATGTTTAACCACTTATGTACTCCCCGTATCCTGCTGCGGTAAGCGATGCTACCTCGTCTGCTGTGACCTCAATGTTATGTCCACCGTAATACACTTTCGCAACAGTATCCATATCTGATGGTTCGTTCTCGGTGTATGTTCCGTTCGTTAACAGAAACACGTTCCTACCTCTAGGGGTTGGTCGAACATGGGATGCTAAACGGTTAGCGAGTCGTTGCTCTTGGGATAGCACTAACCCTTTAGTGAAGTTCTCTGCGAGCGTAGGGCGCACATAGTTGTCGGTGGGTGGTGTAAAAATTGCCATCAGGTGATGCTATCTCCAAAGCCTGCTGCGGTGAGTTCTGCAACCTCATCATCGTTCAAGAAATGCAAGCGACCGCCGTACCACAGTTTCTCTACCTGACCTAGATCACGCTGGTCAACAATGGTGTACTCACCTGTTTTAAGTTTGTATAGGTTTCGTGCGCGAACACCCGAACGGTCATAACGGCCCAAACGGTTCGCTGCATCCCCACCACCGAAATATCCACCTGGATAGTTGTAGGTGTATGGCACACGGAAGATATGGGATTTAGTCCACTCAGAAGTTGAAGCACCAACACCTGATCCGGTGGCATTACGAATATAGAGGATTCCACCAAGCGTGACCGAGCTACCTGTGCCTGAACCTGTGGCAGTACGAATGTTGACAACAAGATCAACACCTGACCCTGCACCAACACCCGAACCTGTAGCAGTACGCAAAGGCACACGAATGAACGTGACACTAGAAGCCCCTGATCCGCTACCCACAGCCGTTCTAACAGGCGTAATCTGACCCGTAGCACTCTGAGTGCCAACACCGCTACCTGACGCTGTACGAGGCGCAATATGCAACCCCGTTGAATCCATCGTCCCAACACCCGAACCAGTCGCACTACGAAGAAGAACAACAACCCGTGTCGCAGACTCCGAACCAGTACCACTACCCGTACCTTGACGTTGACGCAACACCTGCGCCGAAGAAGAAGCAGTACCTAAACCTGACGCTGTAGCAGTAACCGTTACAACCGCACGAACACCCAAATAGAAACGACCGCCAAAACGGTAAGGGAAACTGAAGTCAGTTAACTGACCTAAACGAACCTGCGCCGACCCTGAAGCAACAGAAGCAGAACCATCACCCGAACCTGTAGCAGTACGACTAACAACACGGAAATAGGTTGCCCGATAAAACGGGTGAGTATCAACAAACGGTTCGCTAAAACCTGTGACTGCTGTTTGCGCCATGAGGGGTTATCCCCTAACGGCTAGTCGAGCGACAGCGTGAGAGAAGTGATCTGAAAAGTATCGCCCGCAGTAACCGCAGCAGACGACGACAACGCACCAGTCCACAAACAGTTACCCGAAGTCAACGCATCCCACATAGACCAATGCGAATAAGTTTCAGTAGCAGCAACGTTCGTCCACTCCAAAGTCGCAGAAGTCGCAATCGCACCAGACGACGCTGTAGCCCAAGCAGCAACCTTACGAGTCGCCTCAGACGCAGCGTTAGAAGTCCCATCCTCACCAGCATCACCAGTATGCAACTTCACATACACGTTTGAAGGAATAGTCCAAGCAGTCTTGCCTGTGGTGTGTTCAAGGATTTTCAGTTCCGCATAATTAGAAATCGACATACAAACCTTTCGCTAGAAAAGACTATACCAAATACAAAAAGTGGGGCAACCGAGCGAGGGGACTCGGCTACCCCACATCTTGTGGAGGGTTAAACGCTAGTTAAGCGTTTACACCAATGCTTGATGCTGACTCAATGCGACGCAACGATGCTTCGCGGAAGCGGCCATAGCCACCAAGCCAGTACCAACCGATTGGGTTGAAACGCATGAGCGAGTCAACAACAGGTCCACGAACTACCTTCGGAACCATGCCGTTGCCGTCAACCTGGCTGTAAGCCTTAGCCAACGCCTGACGACCCATGATGTGTGTGCAATACACGTCAATCGTTCCAGTCGAGCTGGTTCCGTTTGATGCGTTAGCGAACACCTTTGCGCGAGGGGTTTCAATGAATCGTACTGATTCAAAGGTCCCGATCTCACCGTTGTAGATGTTTGCGGTGTCTACAGCCACGTGTGGAGCGTTCCATGATGCTGCACCGGTTTCACGGCGAAGGTCATAAGAAACGTCTGGGTGGATGTAACCCATGTAGTAACCATTGAAGGTTGCAACGTTTGCAGCACGCAAAGCAGCAGTCTGCTTACGGATGTCGTTGGCTTCAATGATGTCCTCAGCAGCAACCGAGGTACGACCTGTTGGATCGGATGATCCGCCACCGCCGTAAGCTACGTTGGTTCCGCCAGCAAGCACTTCGCGCACAACACTGTCGATTGAAACACCAGCGTTGTAACCAATGAGGTTCGCTGCTGCTGCATCAACATCCAAGAACGAGGTTCCACGGAGTTTTGCGGTCGTGTTGATGGTGTTACCGTACTCAGCAAGAGTTACGGTCACTTGGCTGTCACTCATCGCTACAGGTGTAACGTCGGTGATTTCGTCAAGTGTGCTGGTTGCTTCTGCAAGGTCTGCGAAGATCGTGAAGATCACCGAAGAACCTGGCATTGACTGGTTGGTTGGTTGAACGTCTGCTGCCTGATCGAACAGAAGCTCTGAACGCAAAGCAAAATATGCTAAGCGATCATACGCTGCCTGGTCGGTTGACAACGAACTTGCCTGTGTATAGGCCATGATGCTGTTTTCCTTTAGGGGTAGCCCCAAAGAATGTGAATCCTATGGGGAGTGATTAGTATTTTTCTGCTTCGGCTCTCGCCTGGGCCAGCAGTTGCATCACTTCATCCGTGGACTTTGCATTAGCAATACGTTCAGCGTAATCAACAGGAGGTTCGCTCGTCTGTCCAGCTCGCGCTGCCTGTGCCACCCGATTCCATGACTGCTGTTCAGCAACCACTTCCTTGTTCTGGCTAGGTATGAGACTTGCTTCTTCTGCTGCTTGTCGAATCGCCTCCGGTGTTATGTCACCGTCGTAGCCTTTAACGAAATACTTGTACTTCGGATCGTTCGGGTCTACGCCCGCTTTCACGAAGTTAAGTTCTCGTCGGGCTGCCTCTGCTGATGCTGCCTGCTCGCGTAAAGCCTTATTTTCGGCTTCAAGCTTTC